CTCTTCACGTGTCTGGGCAGCGTGGGCATCCAAGGACATCTGGTCGATCATCCCACCATCGGGTTGACCAGCGACATCGAGGTGATCCATCCTCGCGAGATCTTCCCGTTCCCGCTCCTCGGTCAGGACTTCACGAAGTTGAGGGGCATCGTCCGTCAGCGAATGGTCCCCTTCGAGCACATGAAGGAGGTCTACGGCGGACGACTGAACGCGGCCAAGGAACGCATGGAGTACTACGAGGCTCCGGTCGGCGAGATGTGGACGGACGGTTCGCTGGCGGTGGGCACGACGGACGGCACGGGTCTGCGTTGGTTCAGCGGCAACCGCAAGAGCACGGGCACCGCGTACGACACGACCATCGAGATGGTGCGAGTTCGCGAGCTGTGGCTGCTGGGCCCCACGAACACGACGACCCGCTACATCTGCGCGAGCGGCGATCACATCTTCGAAGACCATGACATGGGCGACGTCGAGGCGTACTGCCCCATCGGCTTCGCGAGGTTCTTCAACAACGGCAGCTTCCACGGCGCGGGCATGTTCGACATGATGTTCAGCATCCACCGCGAGCTGGAGAAGCTGCAGAAGAGCTTGTTCGACAACGTCAGGAAGATCGACAAGTACGGCATCCTCGTGATTCCCGCCGGTCAGATGAATCAGAACGTGGTGCTCAGGGACGTGGGAGAGGGACTCCGCACGATGTTCTACGAGCCCGACCCCATCGCGGAGGGCTTCAATCCGTTCCCGATCCAGCCCGTCAACAGCGGAGACTTCCCCGGCAAGGTCGCCCAGCACGCGATGGAGACCATGTCGGCGATCAACCCGATCCGCGATCTGCTGGAGGAGAAGGGACGCGTCGACAGCGCGAGCGGACTGCAGTTCCTCGACGAGCAGATGAACAAGGCGATCACCACGCCGTCTCTCGGCGTGCAGATGATGTGGTCCAACATGTACAAGAGTCTGGTGCAGAAGGCCTCGCAGAATCTGGCGTTGAGCCAGAGGGCCCTGCCCGTGAAGGATTTGACGCTGGATCTCGCGGGAGCCGTGATCAATCCGAAGGAGAGCACCGTCTCCTTCAAGGAGAATCCGATTCCCGACGTCTCGAAGATCAACTTCACGATCAAGAGCGCGAGTCCGAAGAGCCCGACCGCACGCAAGCAGGAAGCTCTTCAGCTGTGGCAGGCGGGCGTCGAGAAGGATCCCATGAACTTCAAGCTCTTCTGCATGAAGGAGGGACTCGACGTGGCCTTGTACATGGATGATGACTCGGGTGCGTACGAGAGCACGGTCCGCATGATCCTCGCGTTGTACAACGACGGAGACACTCCGGGCTTCATCGCCCCGACTCCGCACACGACGAAGCCGGATCTGGCGTTGCGAATCCTCGGCAGCTTCATGACCAAGCCCGTCATGCAATACGCGAGTCCGCAGGTGATGAACGCGTTCATGGCGTTCCGGGAGACGCTCATGCAGTTCGCGGGCATCAGTCTCCCGAATGCGGTGCCGAACCCCGATGACGCGGCTATGCTTTCAGGCATGGCGATGCAGGGAGCACAAGGAGGGTTCCCTGCACAACCTCAACAGATGACGCCTCCTATGCAGCAGTAAGGAAACACCACATATGAAGATTGGCAATGAACTCCGTTTTGATGATGCCGCCGCTCCGTCCGCTCCGGAGCAGGGTGCCGCCGCTTCCGCCCCCTCGTCTGCGGACACGGCTGCTCTGCGTGCGGAACTGGCGGCTCGGGACGCCGAGCTGTCCCGCATGCGGATGGAGCACCAGTCGCTGAACCGTAACTGGGAGGCCGCCAAGAACCTGCTGTCGCCCGAGAACACGGATCCGGCTTCGGTCGAGTCCAACTTCCGGACGGCGATGGCCGGTGCGGGATTCTCGCAGGCGGACATCGACCAGCAGCTGGAGGCGTATCGGGCCGCGCGAGGCGGCACGTTCGACTCCTCGTCGGAAGACGAGGGCCCCGACCAGTCCGAGACCGCCGCCCAGATTCAGCAGCTGGCCACTCAGCAGGAACACATCCTTCGTGAGACCAATCAGGCTCGACGCCACCAGCTTGAAAATCTCATGGGAACTTCCGTGAGCATGGCGGTTGACACGAACAAAGACCTCAATACTCTTATCAACAGACTGGCTCAGCTGGATTCGAACACCGACCCCAACGTCGCCAAGAGCTCTCGCAAGCAGGTGCTTGCCGACGAGATCCGCAGCGAGGCGGTGAAGATCCTCCGGAACCAGCGTTCTTCAGCCGGTGGAAACTGGAACGACTCATGGATCCCGGCCGCCACCCAACAGGCAGCCGATATCATTCACAAGAAATACCGGACGGTAATCGGCGACCCTTCCCGAATCGGGCGGGTCACGGAAACAGACGCCGGAGAATTCTTGGCTTCCCGCCCTCCCGTCAAGCCCCCGGAGTACCGCAAGGGCATGTCGATGGAGGATGCCGGGAAGAGCGTGCGAGACTTCGCCGTCGACGCTCTGCTTCGCGGCGTGGCCTCGAAAGAGAACTCGATCTGACACAACAACCCCTCCATGGGAGGGGGACACACAAAGGTGACTTATGCCCGGTGGATCAGTAGCCAACATCATTGATACGGAATCCGTCCGTATCGAGGAAATCATCAACAAGAGCATCGGCGTGTTCGCTCCCAGCCTCTCGAAGTTCTGGGAAGATCACGTCATCTCCAACTCCAACATCGCCCCCAGCGGCGACATCGGTCGTGACTTCAAGGTCCTCAAGACCTTCATGGGCGGCCTCGCGGGCGTGATCCGCCCCGGCGGCCCCACTGGCGACTTCGGTCTGTACGGCGACGCCGCTACGAGCCTTGGTGACAAGCTCTTCATGCAGGGTCTCAACCAGACCTTCCCGAACCCCCTGCAGGGTCCTTCGCCCAAGCCGTACCGCTTGGGTATTCCCCTCCGCACCAGCAACGCCAACATCATGATGACGCTCGGCGAGCTGCAGGCTGAGGCGACCGAGGCCCTCATCGGCGAGATCGTCGCGCCGAAGCTTGAGGGTTTCGCCCGCAACATCGCCCTGTTCCTCTGCAACAGCTTCTACACCAGCCAGAACAACAACTACGAACTGGCGACTCTCAAGTCGGGTGCGGCCACCACCACCGCCGCTGGTTGGTACGTTCAGGCACTCAACGACTCCGCCAACACGATTGGCGGCAGCGCCGCCACCGGCATCGCTCTGGTCGTCGATCTTACGTACGACAACTACGCCATCGACCGCTTCCAAGTCGGCATGCAGTGCGCGATCGGTTCGATCTCAACCTCGACCTTCTCGCCCGCGACCGTCAAGATTTCCTCGACCAACTACACTCCCATTTGGGTTGTTGTGGCTGTTGACGAACTGACCGGCAAGGTCTGGCTCAAGGCGATTGACTCCGCAGGAGGCGGAAGCAACGTCGCCTACGCCCCGATTACTGGTGATTGGAGTAGCAACAACAGCTCCACGACGACTCCGATCGCGGACAACATGGTCATCGTGCCCTACGGGCTTGCGGGCAGTGCGTCGACTCCTTGGTCGACCAACAACAATCCGTACTTCACGGGCATCGCGGGCATTCGCAGCTGGATGAAGTTCGGCGATTCGAACGGCAGCACGTTCGCCGTGGGCAACACGCTGCTCGGCAGCGAGTCGGACTCGTCCAACCGCATCAACGTGAACTCGCACCCCGAGTTCAAGAGCATGAGCGTGTCGCTCAGCAACCAGCCTCTGACGGAGCACACGCTCCGCAAGATCCTGCGTCGTTGGCACATGGCCAAGGGCAAGTACGGCAAGACCATCGACACGCTCGTCGCCAGCGACGGTGTGTGGATGGCCTACGAGGCCACCCGAATCGGCCGCGAGATCGTGGACCGCACCGGCGGCCTCAGCTCGCTCGCCAATCAGGGTTCGAAGGACACGTTCAGCTTCAGCATGGACGGCCGCACCTACAAGGGCATCACGGATTCCTTCGTCGAGAAGGGCGTCGTGTACGGCATCAAGGGCGGTTCGAACTGGAAGCGGTACGTGCCCAACGATCAGAAGGGCACCACCAAGTTCGACAAGGCGGACGCTTGGGTCCCCTTCCGCTTCGTGGCCAACGCCCTCGGCATGCCGGGCAACAAGATCCCGATCTTCAGCACCAGCGCGGGCACCGGCAACCTCAACATGGTGACCGAAGGTGCTCAGATGCCCGGCTGGCTGCGCATGCAGCTGGTCCCGGATCAGCCCGACGGCATCCTCCTCACCAACGTCGCTGAGGATCGTACCTACAGCGACTCGTGATCCTCTGGATCATGACAGCCTACAAGTGACTACAGTGAAGGGCCTCCGAGAGGGGGCCCTTTCTCTTTGGAACCGCCCATGAAGAAGACACCCGAATTCGAATTTGACGTCGTACGAGACCCTCACGAGATCGCGGCCATCTACGAACAGGTGCTGGACGACCGGCATCAGGTTCTCGGAGACTACCCGTGGCTGACGTGGGCCCGCAACGAAACTCGCAACCAGCGTCTGTTCGCGTACAGGCACATTCACACGGGCAACACCGTGCTGGCGGCGTGGGTCTACAGCCCGGAGGAGCGGGACAACCCCATCTGCGTGGAGATCTGCACGTTTTCGGGCAGCCCCACCGATCTGTGGCCCGAGGGTCTTCCGGACAGGCAGACGCTTCGCAGGCGTCTGACGCCCGTTCATGACTCGATTGATCGGCGAAAGAAGGCTCGAATGGAGGAGCAGGCGGCGAAGCGGCGTGAGCAGATCGAGAATGGCGAGGGTCGACGCGAGGCCGCGCGATATCTCAAGAAGCAGGGTCTGGACGAGGCGGCCCACAACATGGCGATCGGTGCCAGCCCCTACAATCGCAAGCTGAGCGAAGAGACCAAGCAGATCACGAAGGAACTCATCAAGTCCGCACGGAGACACTAATGGACAGCAGCGAATCCGTCATCATGACGATCTTGGCGAGGCTTCGTCTCCTGCTGGACGACGCGGACATCGACGCGAAGTTCAGCAACGACTTCCTCGTCAGGCACATCATCTGTCCTACGTACGTGGACGTGCTGAGCCGCATCAACAACACGACGGATGCGCAGGTCATCCTGACTTTCAACATCGCGATCACGGCGGACGTGAAGTACTACTTGCTGCCCCCGTGCGTGCAGGAAGTGCATCGGTTGATGGAGATCGACGGAGACGGCAGGACGCTCAACGACATCAGGCCGCGAGATCAGCGGTCTCCCGTCAACGAGCAGTGGGCCCTGCAGGGTGCGGGCGGAGCTCTCACGTTGTACGTGCCGGACACCTACAGCGCGTTGAGGAACGTCTCCAACATCCAGCTGTGGTACGTGAGCAACGGGTCCGTGGATCTGCACTACGCGAGCGGGTCGACGGTCGGCGGCTCCGCCACCAACTACGCGTTCGCGACCGGAAGCTGGAACCAGTCCACGCTGACGCTCACGAAGACCAACGCGTTCACGGGATACACGTGGCAGGCCGGAGACAAGGTGCAGATCACGGCGGGCACCAACACGACCAAGGGCACCTACGAGGTGACGGCGGCCACCGCGAGCACACTGACGTTGAAGACGAGCATCGGCTCGAGTGCGACCTCGGTGAGCGGACGTCTGTGGGTTCGAAGCATGACGCTGGCGAGTACGCCCACGCTGGGTGGTCGGGATCGTCGACCCAACGCGTACTGCGGTTCGATCGTGCGAATCGTTCCGAGCGGTGACTTCGTGTCGGAGAGGACCATCGACGGCTATGACTACGCGAATGGAAGCTGGACGATCACCACGAGGATTCCGTTCGATGTGGGAAGTGCGGCATCGCAGATTCCCTACGAGATCGTTCCGTCGGGTCTGGAGGCGTTCGTGGACGCGATCACGGTGGGTGCGGCCATCAAGCTGGGTGCTCACCGCAAGATCAGTCAGGCCCACTTCACGCTGCTCCGCACGAACTACCTCAGTGCCCTGAAGACCATCATCGACAACATGGGTCAGATGCAGCTCAGGACCCCCAAGCAGTTCGTCAACGACACCATCGACAATCCCTATCCCGGAACCTTCTCCCCCTCCCATGACAGGAGGTAAGCGTGCCCTTCGACAACAGCAAGCAAGGTTCATATCTGTCATCGCTCTCGAGTGCGCTGTTCCGTCCGAAGTTCGGGCAGGATCTGACTGGCCGTCTTCAAAACAGGTTCGGGCAGTTTCAGACGAAGAAGCCTCTGGTCATGAATCTGGCGGTGCCGAAGGGCAAGACGCCGTCGGCCAACGGCTTGATCGGACCAAGCAAGAACATCTCGTACGCGTGGAGCTCGAAGGTCACCAACACCGTGACGTACGTCCCGGTGATTCTCGCTACCGTCGGCGAGTGGAAGTTCAACAAGCAGAGCAACGGCGGCGAGTTCCTGACAGTGGGATTCTGACATGGCGAACAACATCAACATTCTGGACTCGGTCGGAACCACCAAGGTCGTCAAGACCACCGACAACTCAAGCGTTCACACGCCGCATCACAATGTGGACACGGTGACGACGGTCGCATCGGTGACTTCTGTGTCCGGCTCCGTGACCGTCATCAACCCCGGAGCGTTTGCGGTTCAGGCGACTCAGTCCGGAACGTGGAACGTGGGAGTCACGGGATCTGTTGCGTTGCCCACGGGGGCTGCGACCGAAAGCACGCTCTCCGCCATCAACGGCAAGCTTCCGGCGTTGGCGGCCAGCGGCGGCCTGCCCGTCGAGGTTTTGCAGACCGATGGATTTCTTGACACCGGCAACTGCACAACTACGACGCTGGGCAGCGGCGGAGTCTTCACGGGCACGTGGAAGGAAGTCACGAACTGGAACTCGGTGCAGGTGGGCGTCTATTCGGACAAGGCGTCCGCCACCAACGGCCTCAACATCCAGTTTTCGTACGACGGAACGACGGTCCACCACAACCATTACTACACGTACGCGGGCGCGTCCAGCGGCATCGGCTACGCGTTCGCGCTGGAGTTCCGGTACTTCCGAATCGTGTACACGAACACGACGTCGGCTCAGACCGTCTTCAAGCTTCAGTCGGTCCTGAAGGCCGGTGCGGCCCAAGCCTCCCAGTACCGTCTGATCAACACGCTCAGCGATGAGACGCAGGCGTCCGTGACGCGATCCCTCATCTTCGGCAAGACGACCGGCGGCGGTGGCGGCTACGTGGACGTCAAGGTCAATCCCAGCGGAGCCTTGGTGGCGGACGTCACGGGAACCGTGGCCGTCACGGGCACGTTCTGGCAAACGACTCAGCCGGTTTCGATCGCTTCGATGCCGACCACGCCGGTGACTGGTACGTTCTGGCAAGCCACGCAGCCCGTGAGTCTTGCGTCGCTTCCCGCTCTCGCGACCGGCTCGAACGTGATCGGTGCCGTGACGCAGTCGGGCACTTGGAACACGGGATTGCTGCCGATCACGTCGGGCGGATTGTCCACATACAGCTTCTTGTCCACGGCGACGGTGCAAGCGGTCCAGATCAAGGGCTCGGCCGGGCAGGTCTACGCCATGGAGTTCTTCAACAACTCCGCGAATCCCGTCTACGTCCGCATGTACAATCAGACCGGAGCTCCCGGAGCGTTGGATGACGCCAATATCCTTCTGAGGTTCATGGTTCCGGGCAACACGTCGGGTGCCGGATTCGTGAAGAGCTGGGACAACGGCATCGCGTTCAGCACGGGAATCGGCATTCGCGTCACCGGATCCATCGCCGATCAGGACACGACGGCCCTGTCCGCCAACACCGTTCTCGGCAACGTCGAATACAAGTAAGGAAACACATGGACATCACCGATCCTCGCGTCATCAAGTTCGTCAATGAGTGCGTCCGCCCCCTCTGCGAAGCCATCCGCGACCTGAAGGTCAAGGGCGACTCCGCACTCCTGACGTGGTCTTCTCAAGTCCAGCCGCTTGTGCCGGACGACTCCTCCGTTCTGCAGGACGGTCGGTCCTCGGAGGGCGTCTCGATCCTGACGGGTGCGGACATCAACGCCGTCATGACGCTCATGCAGACGTTGCACGTGGGTCTTGAGGCGAATCCCACGAACGCAGTCACCATCTCGAAGCCCTGCGTTCGACAGATCTAAGGAGGCTGAATGGCCCTCACGGACAGGTATGTGACGACGACGGGCTCCGGCACGTACGCCGGAAGCACCAGCATCGGCACGCCCATGAGCATCACCACGGCCTTCACGAACGCGGCGGCCGGAGATCGCATCAACATCAAGAGCGGAACGTACACGCTTTCCACGACGCAGGCGGCAGGCGTCGGCACGACCACCGGACCCATCGTGTGGAGAGGCTACAACACCAGTCCCGGGGACCTCGACGTCATCTCGAGGACGAGTGCCAACGGTGCGTTGACCACCACCAACTTTCCCGTGCTGGACTTCAGCGGCACCGCAGGCACGAGACTGACGACATCCAACTTCAACAACCTCATGAATCTGGATGTTCGCCTGAACTTCAGCGGAAACGGCTTGGTGACGGCCAACGACTGCGTCGTCTACAACTGCAAGGTGTCGAACGCCGGAACTGGAACGGCCATCGCGCTCTATCTTGGGCAGCGAACCCTTGCGTACGGATGCGATGCGGTCGCGACGGGCGGTTCTTCGAGGGCGGCCATCGGAAGCACGGACACTCAAGGGTTCATCGCGATCGGCTGCAGGGCGGACGGCGGAGTCGGATCCGGTTTCTACGGAGCCACCACCACGGGAACGGGCGTCATCGCATTCTGCGTTGCATCCAACTGCAAGGCCCAAGGCATTGAAATCGCCTCCGGCCCTTGGCTCGTCCTGAACTGCACTGTGACCAAGCCGTATACGGGAGCCACGGGAAGCGGCGTGTACTTCACGAGCGGCAACACGTTCCGCAACACGGTCGTCAACAGCCACCTGACCGACTTGGCGGCCTACGGCATCAACCCCGTAGCCACGACCAACGCGGTGTTCGCGGCCTACAACAGGACGCGAGACAACACGAGCGGTGCCGTCAACCTCAGCGGCACGTCCAACTCGCTTCTGGCGTCCATCCTGAACCACGTCACGACGGGCAGCGGCACGTCCTCGGACTTCACGGACTACACGAACAGCAACTTCAACCTCATCTCGTCGGCTCCCGGCAAGGCGGCTGGACAGCCTCTGTATCTGGATCTTGGTGCGTTGCAGCGGCCGGAAAGCGGAGGCGGCTTCGTGATCGGATCCTGACATGCCCTTCGACTCATCCAACCAGAGCGAGTACATCGTCTCGAAGTTCCTGCAAAGGTTCTCGCCCGTCATTACCGACGAGGCCATGGAGATCCTCAGCAAGGGATTCGATCAAGTGCGGGTCAGGCCGCCCGTGATGTTCGCGATGCCGTTGGCGGAGAAGCAGGATCGTCGGCCTCTCTTCGAACCAACTCCGTTTCCGGAAGAAGTGATTCCCGGAGGAGGCGGAGGCGGAGGAGGCGGAACATGGAATTATGGAAGTGGCTCCGGAGCGGGAAGCGGCAGCGGCTCGGGCAGCGGATCCTCCGGAACCGGCACGGGAACCGGCACTGGAACGGGAACCGGCACCGCTACGGGAACGGGCACCGCCACCGGCACCGGCACAGCCTCCGTTGAACCCGTGCCCTACGACTGCGACGAAGCATGCACATCCTTCTTGGAGCGGTTCTGTCGAGAGTGCTATTCGGTGTCTTGCCCTCCCAGCTACACCGACACGAACGGGCAAGTCATCAACTTGTGCGGATGCACCTCGGATACGTGCGTCTCCACTTGGAGCGACCCTGTTGATGAAAGCGGCATTCCCGTCAACAACCACTGCAACACTGATCCGGGAGAGGGTCCGCTTTGCGCCAACTGCACGAACTGCGGCATCTACATCGTGTGGCACCCCGATCCGGATGGGCCTCCGTGGCCGGAACGAAGAACCGTGTGTTGCGACCACTACGACCCCGGAACCGGACACGGCGATCCCAACTACTGCTGCCCGATCAACGTCTATTGCTGCTATGCAAACTCTTCGATTCAGATGATTCCCGCACAAGGCTGTGACTGCATCCCGGCCTAACATCTTGCATGAAAGAGATCAATCGTCCCGTAAAGGTTGAATGCCCTTTGTGGACTGAAAAGGGAACGTGTCGAGACATCGACGCGAACGTCGGCTGGGGCAATCGTCTCGCACCCGAAATCTGCAAGTCGTGTCAGGCGTGCGGAACCCACGACAGCGTCGAGGCCATCAAGTATCGCGACGGCCAGATCAACCACATCGTCGGTCACTACAAAAAGGTGGAGAACCTCATGAAGGCTCCGCCCGAGATCATCAAGGTGATGACGAGGCGACATCTCAGCGAGGTCGAGAACAAGGCGGTTCAGGAGAATCCCGAGTTCGACTTCGCCGTCAACAAGAAGACGAAGTGGGAGAAGGTGAAGTCGTCTTGGGACATGGCCGAGTCGTTCGTGAGATCCGCGATGAGTCGCGGCATTATGAACAAGAGGGTGGAGCTGACCGTCAAGAATCAAAGAATCGAGAGCTGCTTCGGAAATGAGGAAAAGTCCCCATGCCCGTCTCTCGCCAAGTCGGCCTCCGGATCCAGCTACTGCAACGCCTGCGGATGCGGCGACCGCTCCATGGCGTACTTGGACGGACCGGAAGGCTCCTACACCAAACTGGACTACCCCTTCTTGGAGTGCCCTCGTGAGCGACCCGGCTTCAGCAACGCTCGTCATTGACCCCATCGCCGGAGGAATCGGCGACACGATCGTCTACTGCTGGGTTCTCTGGAACGCGAGGAGACGAGGAGTCCCCCTCCACATCGTTCCGAGGCACAACCCGCACGTGTATCTGCGGTTCGGCATCCCGGTGTCGTGGCTGCTTCCGCCCGGACAGCCCAACGCCATGTCCGTGGAACCCCCGAAAGGCACCGACAAGCTCTCGTGGGTGGGCTCGTGGCTCAAGTCCTACGCGGACGTGGACGTGAACGACGGTCTCGGACTGGAGGCACCGCCCTTCATGCCCGAGGAGAAGGCCCACAACGAAGCCCTCCGTCTGTTGGATGGGAGGGGGACACGGTGTTCTGGCAAACCCCTCGTCTTGGTCTTCCCGGAGGTCAGCCAACCGGCGTGGATCTGCAGGAACTGGCCGGTTCCCCACTTTGTGAGGACGTCTTACCTGCTGCAGGAGCACGGGTACGACGTTTGTGCGGTGTTTTCTCACGAGTCCAAGACGGCTGAGCTGTATCCGACGTCGATTTGGGGGTTCTCCAAGGACGTCATGCTGTCCATGGTGTGGGCGGCCGACTGCGTCTTGACGAATGAGAGCGGTCCGATGCATGTGGCCGGGTCGGTGGGCACCACTTGCGTCGTGATTTCGGGTCCAACCTCCTTCGACAGGTACGGAGCACACCTCTTGGACACGCATTTCGTCACGAATCCCCGCGTGTCCTGCACCAACTGCAACTTCGAGTTCGAGAAGGGCTACCGGAGATGGTGCGATCACGGTTGCTTCAGCATGGCGGGCATAGATCCGTGGACGGTCTTTGAGGAAGTCAAGCACAGGATGACTTCCGCCGCTCCTAGAATCTGGCATGCCCCCGATTCCCGGAAACCAAGACACGATTTGGATTTATCCGACCGTCGAGACGTCCGAGGACAAGAGGACGACGCGATTGGGCGTGACTCCGCCCAAGTCGTATGAGATCATCGGTGCCGACGGCCTGACCGAAGGCGGTCTGCACATCTTTCCCGGATTCAAGACGGTCCATGAGTTCAAGTACGGACAGGGCTCGTTCAATACGCCCAACCACGACCAGAGCTCGAAGGTCATCGACGTCTTTCCGATCAACTTCACGATCGGCGACGACGGCTACGGCTACGGCTTCATCTATCGAGTGCGTCGAAAGAGCGTCTTGGGCGTCAACTCCACGCTGGCCGACGTCTTCATCGACTACTACAACAGCCACAACACCGCGTGGGTTCGCGGATCGCTTGTGAAGGCCGGAGTGCCAGTCTCGCACACCGAAGACGTCAGCGGCAAGCAGATGTCCGTCAGCGTGTTCGGCCGATACATCTACATCTTCATCGAGGATCAGGACGTTTTCTCGATCACGTGCCTTCAGGACAGTCCGTGGACTCTTCAGGCGTACATCACGCCCGGTCCCGGCAAGCAGCCTGAACTGCTGAGCCCCGCTACGGCTGGCTTGATCGGACTCAGCAACGACACGACTCGAGCGGGTCTTCCCGGCTACGGCAAGCTCTTTCTCACGAACAACGTGCCGCCCGATCTCGGAGCCGGAGCCTTGTGGGACACGTTGAAGAATCGAGACGGCACGACGCATACGGGAAGCGGCACGGGCTACGTCTATCCCGACGTCTACGAAGATCTGAAGGCGATCAAGCCGGGCGACTACGCGTTCGGATACGTGCTCTTCGACAGCAAGACTGGACGACGGAGTGCGCTCTCAAAGATCGCCACGGCTCAGGAGAATCCTGACTTCATTCCGTCGCCCTTGACGAGCAGCATCTATTTGTACGCGATGCTCGAGCTGGTGTACGACAGCTCCAAGTGGGATCAGTGCTACATCTACAGGAGCGTGCAGGTTGAGAGTGCGGGCGGAACGTACGTCGCGTCGATCATGCATCTCGAGCGGATCATCACGCTTCAAGATTACTGGACGAAGTTGAACGCTCCGGCGATGCCGAACAACACGAAGCACGTCACCTACTGGTACACGCTTGACGACAAGCAGCTGGTGTATCAGGACGTGTTCTTGGACAGGTCGCTGTTCGACGAGAAGATGCCGAAGGGCGGCGTCTCCACAATGTACGAAGGCAGCATGATCGTGGCCAACATCAGCAGCCAGAGCACCAGCAGCAGCACGGAGAACAGGCCCAACGACGCGTTCACGGGACTGGGCGAGATGCGGTGGAGCAGCCTGACCGATCCGAGTCCCGAGTTGTTCCCGCCCGGCAACATCTACGTGCCGAGCATTCAGAGCAATGAGATCATCGCGATGCGGCAGGCGGGTCCGAACGTGATCGCGTTCAGCCGAGATCGCCAGTACCACATCCGCAAGGAGTCGAACTACATCAAGGTGCAGGAGATGCACGAGGGGTTCGGCGTCATCAACGAGCGAGCCTTGGACACGGTGGGCTCTCTCGTGTACTTCGTGACGACGAAGGGCGTGAAGGCCGTGGACACTCAGGGTGCGTTGGACGACGTTCGTTCGCTGAATAATCTGATCATGACGGACTGGGCCACGTCGCTCGACTCCATCAGCGTGGCGTTCGATCCCGTGCTCAGTGCGTTGTTCGTCCACAACGCGGAGAACGAGCACACGGCCTGCTTCTGGTTCACGACGGCGTGCGTGACCGAGCTGTACGACACGACGTTCACGCAGGTGGTTCGAGGCCCGTGGCCCCAGAACTTCAACCTGACCAACGACAGCAACAGTGAATACTTGAACCCGTTGACGGAACGCTGCTTCTGGCTGAAGAACCCTCAACCGGACATCACCTCCGTCAGCACGGCCAAGTGGCAGTTGATGGTCGTGGACTACACGCGAGACAAGACGCAAGGCTCCGGATCAAAGTCGGACTATTTGCAGATGACTTTGATGCCGTACTCGGGAGACTCGGTGTTCACGGTCGGTCTGGACGGTGTCTCCTACGTGACTGAGTCTGGATCGACTCAAGTGCCGACGGATATCAACGGTTGTTATTTGTACGTTTTGAGCTCAAACGACCGTAGCCTGATCGGAGTCAAGTGCATGATCAAGGAGAAGGGAAGCACTGGGCCCAGCTCCACAAGAGAAATCAGATTGTACGGAGACGGCACGTTTGAAAGTGCCTTGAGAGTGGGAGACGTCGTCGGCATCAGCCCCGTCTACTTCAGGTGGGTCGGCGGGCCGATCATTCCGCAGGCGGAGGACGGGACTCAGACCGGCATGACGCAGGACTGGTTCAGGGTGAAGCACGTCAAGACGATCGTGCCGCACTTCACGGGCGTGGACGGCACCTCGATCATCGACTTTCCGACCGCATGCAGGTACAGGGGGTTGGTGTACAGGGGCAACTCCACGACTCCGGTCTACGGCGAGACGTTCGACAGGAACGGCAATCTGGTTCAGTCGGTGCTGGAGGACAACCCCAAGTGGGCGGCCGCCTTCGGCAGCAACAACAACCCGGCGTCCGGCCTGTATGGCGTCGACGGGTCTACACTTTCACCGGGCATCGAGATCTTCTGTCCGAACCTCGACTACATGCTGAGCGGAGTCATGGTGAGCGGGTCGATGCGAAGCACCTTCCGAGCCGGAGAAGTGTCATGAATCAGGGCTGGAGTCCATTCAAGATCGACCCGGTCTCTTCCTTCTTGGGAAGTCAGGATCAGGATCCTCAAAGGAAGAAGGTGGGTCTGGTGTGGGATCCCGCCAAGGGCACGTTTGTTCCCGGAGACCCTGCCGGATACCGAGGCATCGACTCCACCACGGGCCTGCCGCTCGACAAGGAAGGGTTCACGTCTGAGGACCGATCGGCCATCGACGCGTGGCGGCGGACCCCCCACATCACCAAGGGTGGATTTGAGGACGGGCAGGATGCCTCAACCTACGACCTTCCACCGGGCGTCTTCTCCAAGAACAAAAGGCCCGGACGTCCGTTTCAAGCAAGCCCCATGATCGGGGCCAAGATACCGCAGATGGGGTCTTATCGAGGCAACTCATTCAACGTGGGAAGCGGCGGCAGGAACCGTCCGGTCTTTGGGTAAGGAGCAGCCATGCAAGACGACTTTGGAAACTTCCTCAACGAAATGCAGACCCCGCCGTTCCGCAAGAATGCGCAGGGGCAGTGGGACTTTCACACGAAGGAAGGCCGTGATCCGTTCTACAACTCCGGCTACAACAATCCGCTGGCTCCGGGAGCCACGTACAGCCTGAATCCCGACGGAACGGTCGGAGTGGCTGAACATGCTCGGCCCGGCATCCCCGGAGCTGGGCAGGCCAACATGATTCGGGGCATGGCGTCCAACATGCTGGATGCGAGCGGCGGCTGGCCCGGCGAGTGGCAGCGTGGCGGCTTCTCCGCAGGCGGTCCCGGCGGCATGGGAGGGGGACCCGGCGGTGGCATGCTCATGAATGCCCTGCATCACGACATCGCCTTGTCGCAGCAGTACGCGGATCAGCAGCGAGCCGCCAATCTGCAGCAGGGACAGATCATGCAGAACGCGGCGTTCAATGCCGCAAACCAGATCGGCGGAGGTGCGGCTGCTTCAGCCCGGTACATGGGAGCTCAAGCGGGGGGAATTGACGCCGCCAACAGGCAGTTTGCGCAGGACATGCAGCAGCGGGCCGGACGTCCTCTGGACGCCAATGAGGTCTATGCACGAGGGCTGGGAGACATCAACCGTTCCATGGCCGAAGGTGATCGGGCCATGGCGGGTCTTACGCAGGCCCGCAAGAACGTGGGCGACATGGCGGAGGAGGATGCGTCTTCGGCCGCGTACGCCATCAAGCGGAACACGGAAAGCCAGAAGACGGCGGCCATGGGTCAGGGCGGCAATACCATGAGCAAGGACCAGCTCATGGAGCTGAGCCGAGCCACGGACATGGACGGGGCCGCCCAGCGTCAGCAGGTGGTCACTCAGATTCACAGTGACTACCGAAAGCGAATGACGGAGATGGATTCCACCATCGCCCAGATGAGACAGGCCAACGCCAACTTGAAGTTGCAGGGAGCCCAGATGGGCCAGCAGGCGGCGACCATGGCCCATGGCATGCAGCAGGACAACGTGCGAAATCGAATGGCGATGGAGCAGGTCCTTCAGGCTGGACGAGAGATGGCGATGAAGTATCGAGAGATCGAAACCAACATCTACAACAGCGGTCTTCTGCAAGCAGCCAACCTGCACATGTCCGGCAGGACCGCCTTGGCTCAGACCATTCAGCAGAATCCGCGAAGCCTTGTTTCGTGGGTGCAGGGACTTCTCAGCATTCAGGGTGCTCAGGCCGCTCAGACGATGGCATAAGGAAAGACCATGGAACCCAACACGATTCCTCAGACTCAGATGGCTCCGCAGGTCAACGTCATGAACCCGACGGGCGTGGACCCGAACGCGGCCATGGCCCAGATGGGCGAGCTGTCCAACCGCCGCATGCAGAACACGCTTTCTCAGCGGCAGACCGCGATGCAGCAGAAGGAGTTGAATCAAAGGGGCCAGCAGTTTCAGCAGAACCTTGATCTGCAACGTCAGCAGATGCAGCAAGTCTCGGGCGAGGCGGAGAGGGGCCGTCAGCATGACGTTCAGATGGAGGGGGTCCGACATTCCCACAACGTGGAGTCGAATCGAATTGAGGCTTTGGCTCAGCTGAAGATCAAGCAAGAGGAAGAACGAGCGGCAAACGCTCGCGCTCGTTGGAACCAAACCAACACCACCAACATGTTGGAGTCTCAGAAGAACTTGGACGACATCAGAGCGGCAACGGCTGAAGTAAACCGATTGAAGACCTCCTCCGCCCAGTTCTCCGCATTCTCTTCCTTGATGTCCAACGCTTTGAGCGGAAACGCCGGAAGTCAGATCGCAAAGGACATGACGGACAACGTGGTGATGTACGCCAGACCCAAGATCGAGTCATTCACGCACCTGTCCGACTCGTTGAAGGAGGCTCTTCCCAAGCTTGCAACAAGTCCTTTTGTCGAACCCGTTTTGAAAAGAATCGGAGATCAAGAGTTCCAAATTGTTGAGGACCCCAATCATCAAGGAACTTTTTACGTCAACACGCGGGCGAATCGACAAGGAGCTGGCGGAGCGTATTCTCTTGAAGACAATCCGAACAGATACGGTCAGCTTGTTCTTGAGAAGGATCCTCTTACAAACAACGTCTACTCTGTTGAATACTACACAGGAAAAGACGGCAAAAAATACGAGTTGTCAAGGAGGCTTGCTTCAGACATTGCCAGCGGGGGAGATTGGGGAGCCGTTGGAAAAACCATTGCACACCCTTTGTCTGGAGCCCACACAGCATCCATTCGTAAATTGACGAAAGAAGAGCTGAGGACCGAGTTTCCCGGACTCGTCTCGGACATGGACATGCTTCCGAACTTCACGCCGTTGGGTCAAGCCATCTCGAAGCACTTCGACAACATCGGCATGAAGATGGATCCCGACCACATGACCAGCCTTTTGCAGGACATGTACGTCGCATACAAGACGAAGGACCCGGTGGCGACCGCTTCGGCGAAGGCACACGTCGAAGCGATTCGTGCGCAGAACCGCATCAAGGATCAGGCTGGCAATCTCGTGGACAACCCCGAGGTCGATGAGAGTCTGGGTGAGGTGTTTGCCATGGTTCGCGCGGGAACCAAGGGAGCTTTCAACATCGCCCAAAAGCAGTTGACCGACATGGATCTGGCGAAGTTGGCGTCGGGAGAGAAGATCTTCGACATTTCTCGAACGGACTTGGGTGCGGCCAACACCAAGAGTCAGCAGTACGAAGACCTCGCCAACATGGGCGATGAAGCTTTTGCTCGAGGAATCCTCGGCGATTCGTATGTTCACGGCATGACGAACTTTGGACACGTCGAGATTCCAAACATGCCCAAGGCTCAAGTCATGGTTGGCCTTCTTCGAGAGATGATGGGGTCTCAGGACAACATGCACCTTCTGCAGACCTTGACTGACAACGATCCGAACAACGACTTCGAAGGCTTGAGCGAGAACGGCCAGAAGATCATGCTGGATCTCAAGAACTCAGGACACCTGGACTTCGTCAAGAAGATGATCGCCGGGGTCGTGACGAAGGGCATCGCCGAGAGCGGAGGCAAATTCAACTTCAACGAAGGTTCTTCGCAGAAGGCAATCGACGACAGGATCGCCGCCACCGCCAACCGAATCGAAGACCTTCAGAACAAGAACGTCCTCAACGCGGCGAAGTCGGCTCCTCCTATTCCGGACACGTACACGGATTACGACCAACTTGGAAGCGACATTGACACCCTCTTCCGCAAGTACTAAAAAGGAACACCCATGTCATCAGACGTTCCCGATCCTTCGATTTTTGAAGAGGCACTCAACCCGCCCGTTGTGCCGCCCGCACCGGCCGTGCCGCCCGCACCGGCCGCACCGGCCGCACCGGCCGCACCGGCCGCTGAGACGGCGGTGAACGCTGCACCAAAACCGGGCATGGGGCTTCTTGGCAAGGCCTTTCACGGTTTCAACGGCATCATGGCCGCAATCATGCTGTATCAGATCCTTCGTGAGGCGTCCCACGATCTGGGGTACGACTGGCTGGGAGCCAGAAGCCGTCAGAACAAGGTGCTGGGGGACGACATGGCGTTTGCCATGGATCAGGACATCGGCAACAAGCTCAATCGGTTCAATGAGGAGAAGGTCCTGCCCAAGAAGATCGCGTCCTTGGGCAAGTACACCGACTTCAAGCCCGGCATGGGCGTGTCCGAAGCTCTTGCGGAGCAGGACATGGGTCAGTTCCTCCAGAACAGGGCCGTCAAGTTTCAGCAGCTCAGCATTCCTCAGCAGCCGCAGACCAGTCTGGCTGAAATGGCCGGTAAGATGGGGCTCCCCTTTTGAAATGGAAAGAAATCACATCCTCGCTGCACGCTGACGTCCGCAAGTCCCACGCGTCCAAGGTCCTGCTCAACGACAATGGGAGGGGGACTTGGATTCCTGTCGGGTCTGTTCTGGAGAAGGAGGGCGTCATCTCGCTCAAGGAGCTTCGCAAGTGGCTTTGGGAGCGAAGGGCCTGCCGGATTCTCAAGAGAAAGTCCGTTGCCCTGTGGGGCATTCAGGACTCCGGCAGAAGCTACTATGGTTTTGCGGTCAGGACCGACGGAAAGATTCTTGATCGCTGGATGAGTCTTGGAGGACCCACACTGTGACTGCTGCACCTTCTCCGGGAATGATGGCCAAGCTCAAGGGCTTGTTCGATGCAGCCGGACCTCTCGGCAAGGTCGGTCTGAGCAAAGGCAGCCTCCTCACGACTGCCGGACTCGGTGCCGCTTCGATGTTCGCGCCCGAGCTGGCCCATTTGGCGACCGGCGGATACAAGCAATTTAGCGGTCAGAACGCCAACGACTTCGAACGCAGTCGAGAGCTCGTCAGGCGAGGTCGATACCAACAGCTCCGTCAACAGCTTGAGGATGAGCGGTTTGCTCGAGCCAAGATGGAGAACGAGATGCGACTCAGTCAGATGGATCCTCATCTGTACATGGAGTTGCAGGTGGGTCGAGAACTGCCCATGGGGGCGGTGCCGATCGGCGGACAACAGCGTCGCGATCTGCTGGATGAGGTCGCGGGCAACATGGCATCGGGGTCGTATGGTCCCCCTCCCATGCAACAGGGAATGGGTTCGGGTGGTTCTGACATGATTCTTGGAGGAATGTGATGGCTGCTTCCAAAAGTCCCGAGGAGATCAAGTCGATCATCAAGGCCGCCATGGAGCAGGCGGAAAAGCTGGCTTCTTCCCTTCGTCCGGAGGTTCGAGAGAAGACCAGAACTCAGCTGCTTGACGCCATCGCCAAGAAGCGGGGTTTCTCCGACTTCAAGGACATGCAGGATGCGGCGGAAGGCAAGATCAAGGAAACTCCGAAGGTTTCGGAAAAGCCTTCTGAAAAGCCCGCAACCAAGGCTGAACCCACCAAGAACGTGACTCCGACCGCAAAGGCTTCGAAGAACGAAGGCTTCTTCGCACAAGAGGACTTCACGCCCGAGACTGCAATCACCAAGTCTTCGACCAAACGCTCCATTTCTCAAGCCCAAGCCAAGAAGGACATGGCTGAGGTGCTTGAAAAGGGAAGGACCTTGCTTGCCAAGGTCAAGGAGAAGACCAAAGACCCCGCCAAGATTGAACGAGCCGCCGAGGGAATCTTCGATTCGTTGGCCAAGGAACGAGGCTACCTCAGTGCCATGCACATGGCCGACGTGTCCGACCCCAATAGGCCGTTCTACAAGGGATACGCAGGCACTTCCAAGTGGAGGAAGAAGAGCTACGACATTCCCACTCAACAGGATCTGGCGGACGAAAAGGCCGCAAGGTCCGCAAGGAGAAGTCAGCGTCCCAGCCGTCCCAAGAGCCTCGCGGCCGAACGATCCGAGAGAGCCTTCCAGAAAAATCGAGAATCCGCCTACACCGAATTTCTCGGACAGGCTGAGAACGCTCCGGTTCCCAAGGGATCTTCGGAGTTCTCCGAACTTCTTCAAAGGGTGCTGCCGAACGACCCCGCAATCCAAGCGATGGCGGAAGACGAGCAGCCTGTTCTCAGCAGGTTGGATGACTTGACCGGACGAAGCCGCATCGTCACCGAAGAAGGTTACACCCCCGCATCCGGAACGATTCAGAACGAGCAGGAACTTCGAAATCAGATCATCTCGCGTCTTCAGGACCCGGCAGTGAACCCCCTTGCCAAAAAGACGAGGAACATTCCTCCGGAAGTTGCGGAGCGGTACCAAAAGGGACTTCACAAATTCGTCTCGAAGTACAAGACTTCTGAGCTGGAAAAGGCCTTCGCGGGAAGGGCCGACATCAAGAAGGACTACAACCAGTGGTTGGGTCAGATGTACGAATCAGGGATGGTGGGAGACAAGAACAAGCTGATCTCCGGACTTGGAAAGAAGCGAATCAACAACCTTCTTCAAAGGCTGGTGAAGAACACGCCGCCTGAGATTCCGAGCGACTTCTCCACAAAGACTCTGAGCAAGTTCTCGACTGAGGAGCTTTCGTTCTTGGCTGAACGAATCCTCGGCGAAAGCCGATCCAAGTATGTTCAAGACTTTGCTGAACAAAATGTGATTCCGGATCGGTTGGCCGAAGGAAAGTACTTCGAGACTCTTCCGGGAAAGCCTTTGGAACCCACGGAACTTGGACCCAAGGGAATGGCTCCGGGAGATCTTGCTCGAATTGAGACTGAAACGGAGGCTCCGAACTTCTTCCAAAAAGCGGAAGACGAACTCACCAACCAGACCTTTGAAACCAACAAAGAAAAGGTTTCGGCGATCAAGAAAAGAGCCGCCGAGTTGGAAGCTGAGTACAACCAAGCCATGGCTCCGTCAAAAGGTCGAGCCATCACGCCTCATGCGACCGTCTCGCTTCAGAATGCAAAGACTGCTCAAGACCTGCTGAAGGAGCATTACAACAAGGATGTTCGAAACCCGTTTGAGTTCGTCGTCGACAGAATCCTTGAAGGCAAAGGCAAAGGCAGCCCGCTGACGGAGGTCGAGCTCGCCAAAATTATTCGTCAGCAGGGTCGAGAGATGAGCGAAGCCGGACTTGCTCCGGGTCAGTTCGGATACGTTCGCTGGAATCGGGACCCGCAGACGCAGGCCCTCCGTCGACTTCTCAAGGACGCAATGGGTGATGTGCCTCAAGACCTTCACGACATCCCCGAGCTGATCGAGGATCCGAAGAACGGATTGCTGCCTCTCAAGCACACGACGTACTCGAAGAAGGGCAATGAGCTGATTCCGAACACCTCGGAATTCAACGTGCCTGAGTCCCTGCAGACCAAGTACAGTTCGGCACAGGACATCTACAACGACACGTTCCTGTCGCACAGGTTCGAGAATGATCTTCGAATGCTGACCTCCATCGGAGGATCCAGCCACAAGGACTTCCCGAACCTCACGAGTCGCAAGGATTTCGCCAACGCCTTCGCCAGAATCTTGGAGAAGCGCGTGAGGGGCTTGGCTACGAAGGATCCGCGAATCAAGACTGAGTTCGTTCTTTCGTCGATTGAAGAAGTATCGAGGAAGGATCCCACTCTCGTCAAGGACATTCTTCCGGTCCTCGAAGCACACATTCCGGATTGGCCCAAACTCTTCGGCAATCGCGTCACGTACCTGAGCAAGTTGGTGTCCAACGCCGAAGAGAATCCGCAAGGCATCATCAATCCGCAAGCGTTCTCCGAAGCTCAAAGAATGGTGGACGAGGTCACCAACTCTCTGCGAGCCGGGCGTGTGACTCGTAGCAAGGTGGCAAGCAACGCAGGCATAACGTACCTGAACCTCGCCACCGGCAACCATCAAAACAAGGACGCCAAGCAGCTTCAGGATCTGGGCAACTCGCTCAAGCGTCAGCTGGCGTCTTTGGACGAGGAGTCCTTCACCAACAAGTTGGACAAGGAAGGCAACGTGGTCTTGGACGAGAAGGGAAAACCCGTTCTCGAAAGCAACAAGGACACCAGCCGTTGGCTCAAGCACGACGAAGATGAAATCCTTTCCGACGCCGAGGTGGACAGGGATCTGGATTCGTGGCAGAGCACTCAAGCTCAAGAAGACTCAAACGAACTCAGCAAGCAGTTGGGGGCCGAGGAGTCTCGCCAAAATCTGTCGAAGATCGAGAACAAGGAAATCGACACTTCGCTGAACAAGAGATTCGACTTCGTTCGAAAGGTGGCCGATCGCGAAAACATCAAGGGCGAGACCATCGGCAAGATCTCCAAGAGGTTCGGACCCCATCTTGAAAAGCTCAAGGCCTCCGAGACCGAGTTCAACAACAAGCTTGCGGAACTGCGGACCCAGTATCGAAACGCTTTGGATGAAAAAGAGAAATCTCAAATTTGGAGGAATTCTCAGCAGATCGGCAAGGAGCTGAAAAGCCTTCGCTTCAGAATCAAAGACGTTGAGCATGTGCAGCGAATCGCGGAGATTGAAAGCAGGCCTATTGCTTCCGGAATGGGTGCCGCTCTGCAGATGAAGATGCCTGAACTGCCGCTGAAGAGTTATCCTCCGGGAAAGGGTCTGCCTGAAGGTCTTGTGTCCGCGAACAAAAAGCTCAACTCCGCGTTGCAGATCAAGTTCGCCATGGCGAACACTCGCGGCAACATGATGCGAGGCGGAGGTCCCGAGCTGGCGGACCCCGAGATCGCACGACGAGCTCTCCTTCGCGGCGAGGGCTTGGCTCCCGACCTTCCCATGGCTTTGCAGTACGCGGATCAGGCCCCCGACGAAATCGAGAATCTTCTCAGCGAAACAGGATATCGTCCGCCGACGCCGCCACAGCCGCAGTTCGCTCGAGCGACGGAGCCGCTCGAGTTCACGCCGCCCTCCGGAGCCGAAAACGCAAGGCTCGCCCAAATGGGAGGGGGACTTGCATACGCCTCTGAAGGAGCGACTGTTGAAGAGGTGGCTTCCAAGATTCTTTCCGCAAAACCCCTTGATCCCAAGGTTCAAGCACTCATCGGCAAGGCTCAGGAAACGCCATCGTTGCTGGAGTTCCTCGTAAGGCAGGGAGGTCCCAAGAAAGCTGTTTTGGAGCAGGCCATCGCTGCCTCCAGAAAAGCTCAACCTCTGCTCGTAGAATCCGCTGCGGCGGAAGGCGCAGCAATCGAGTCGTTGGCTCCTATGCGTAGGAGGCTCGCCAACAGCCTTTTCAACAATGCAGCGTGGACCCGCAGCTCTTTCCGCATCTAACACCCCGATTTAGGAGATTCTCATGGCTGGTCAGTTTCCCACCCCCGTGTCCGATTGGTCCGACAAGGAATACGAATCCTACACGTTTGGTCCGTTCACCGCGACCGAACTGGCGACCCCGACCAACGGCCACTACCGCCTTCCGGTTGAGTTCGTGAAGGACACCATCATCCACGACGTTCGTCTCAAGCTGGGTACGGTCAGCACCCCCACTTCTGTCGTCGCCTTGACCAAGGGCAGCGTGGATGCCACCACCAAGATCGTGACTGCTCCGTCGGGTGCTCTGGTTGCCAGCCCCACCGCCGGTGCCAATCAGGTCTGCACCGGCCGTGACATCAAGCAGGAAGTGGTCGCCAACCGTCTGGAGTGGCTGCCCGTGCAGAAGGGCTACCTGACCACCAAGGCCACCACGTTCACCTCGCAGGTCGTCCCCGGCGATCCCAACAAGGATCCTGCGGGCACGGGCCGAACCAAGGTCTACGACAACATCATCGAGAAGGGCAACAATCTGTACCTGTACTACAGCGCCTCGCCCACCGGGCTGGCCGCTTTGTACGTCACGATTCGCGTCGGCGAACGCAAGAACTGACCGGCCCTGCATGTGGTGTTGCGGGTGAACGGGGTGACCTTCGGGCGGAAGGCACCCCTTCTTGCTGCGCGTATAGTGTGGCATGGCATTCAACAACCCCAGCTTTTACGACGCCCCCGGCATGCTGGCTCAGCAGGCGGTGCGGGGCAACCTCGACGTCCGCAACACGTTGTTGAATCCCGATGCGTTGTCCCCCTCCCAACGGCAGACGCTGTATGAGGCGGGTTCGGGCGGCGGTTTCGGCAATCGACTTGTCGACACGCTGGGCCACATCATCACGAATCCCTTCACGTACCTGTTGTTGTTGACGGGGCCGATGGGAGGCAAGGCTCTTCAGGAAGGCAAGTCGCTGCTGGCCGTGGCGGCGAACAGGAGTCCGTACGTCAAGGAACGTCTGGGCGTTCTCGCGAGCATCGGCGTAATGGATCCGCTTTGGGAGGTGGGTCAGGAAGCGGAGGCGGTCACTGCCGACATCGCCAAGCACACGCGAGAGACGATGGACGTCTCGCTGAAGATGCGGCTTGATGCGGAGAAGCCGCTCATTGCTCACTTGAGCTCGAAGTTCGGACGACCCGTGACGTCCTTGAACGGTGCGGACTACGCAAACAAGGAAGAAAGAGACTACGTCCAAACCTTGGTCTCGGCGGCCTACGCCAAGCTTCACGAGCTGGATCAGCTGAAGAATCCCGAGTATCAAGAGATGCTGTTCTCGCATTCAGAAGTGCGAGATCGCCGAGGTCGCTTGCTTCCCGGAATCTGGAAGCCGCAGGAAGGTGCCAGCTACAGAGGAAACGCCTACATCGCGGCTGCGAACGAACGCGTCGACGCGTGGCAGCAAGGCGTGCGGGACGCAATCAGCGAGATCAACGCCGAAGAGCAGCGGATCAATCGAGATTTGGAGATGGCGAGGCAGGGTCAGGTCGCCGGAGACACGGCCTCGGAGCAGGCGTACTTGGATGCCTTGGCGGAGAAAGACGCCTTCAAGAAGCGAAGGGGAGAAAGACTTCAGCAGATCGACTCGATGCCGTACGACATGCGGCATCACGGAGACATCTCGATTCGCAAGGAAGAAGGCATCAAGACGATGCCCGGATACGAGACCAACGGCGTCGATGCAGTCGCTTTGCAGAAATTGTTCGATGAAGTTCCGGAGGCTTTGCAGTTCGCCCACGGAATGCGAGACGTCTACGACTATCAGCTGATTCGAAAAATCGGCGATGAGACTCGCATGCTGAAGATCGGACCGGAGGGCCGTCTGATGGTGGATCGGTCCGAAGCTTTCGTGTTCGACGAGGACAAGGTCCGAAGGTTCTTGGATCACATGCGGAAGAGCCCCACCAGAGGGGGAGATCTGTACGGACCCGAGCTTCTGAAAGTGCTGTCCGACGAGCGAATGAAAGCGGCTCTTCACGAGACCGGCGGAACCGACGTCCAGATGTTCAAGAAGATCATGGACAAGGAGATCAGGTGGGGAGAGAGTCGTTGGTTCGCTCCGCGAAACGCCTTCGTCCAAGAAAAAATCCTGAGTGATCTTCCCGGACAAACGGAGATCATGGGCACGAACATCGAGGGTCGCGTTCTCCACAGCGGCAGGAACGTGGACCGAGAGGTTCTCAACGAAGACGTCGACAGCTTGCTGGCTCGCAGGCAGAAGGGCCCCGAAGCCGGAAAGACGGGCGTCGAGTCGGACGACATCGACACCATCGTGTCGAACTCCAGCTTGACTCCGAGGACGAATCTTCGTCCCGACTACTCATCAGACAGTCTTGCGATTCTTCACAACGCCGGACTTCTCAACAAGGACGGCGAGAACATGCTCAAGATGTCTCTGGCCAAGGCGACCAAGGCGGCGGCCAGAGCGGCTGAAGGCGAGGCCCCGGGATTCCGCACGATTTCTCTGGATCACGGACGAACTGTGTCTCGCGCCACGAGAGAGTCAGCCGCCATTCACGCTTACGTCACGGCTCCCTCCGAAGTGGAGTTCGGTCGAGAGGTGTTCTCGCAAAGCAGGAAGAGGCTGTACGACACGCCCGTTCGACCGACGCCGATTGAGACTTCAGGTGCTCCCGAGACGGAGGAGATCGTCGATCCTGACACCGGAGAGGTGTTCAACATTCCGAAGGAGCCCGTCCAGAAGTTCAAGGAACGAACCAAGATCATGGAGAAGGGCGACTCCAACGCGAGAGCTCTCGAGCTCATCCACAATGCGTTGCCCGCATCTCGCCAAGCAATCCTTCGAAACATGGTGATTCCCGTGGCCCTCGGAATCCACAACGAGGATTCGATTGCGGTCATGTCTTCTCTCAACAGGCAGAAGGACTGGATGGGGTGGCTTGCGAACAGCTGGATCGGAAAGTCCATTGAGGAACACGGAGGAAAGTCCGGCAAGGAATACGTTCAGGCAATGCGACATTTCGCGAACCCTGAGATGAACGTGACCCCGTCCGGCACCCTGTCTGAGAAGGCAGCGTCATACCTGTACTTGACGCACATGGGCTTCAATCTGGCGAGCGTGACGCTGAACATGCTGCAGCCGCTGACGAACGCGGCCAGCATCGGCAACCCCATGGAGGTGATGGCCGCCTACGGCAAGGCGTTCAAGTCGGTCTTCGGATACATGGCCGAACGCACGTCGAGCGGCAGGCTGTTCGCGAACGCCCTTGGACGAAACGCCCTCATCAAGAAGCATCTGCCCTACGCGGAGGAGATGGGCTTGACGGAGGACTTCATGAAGACGGTGGAGGCGAACCACCTCACCGGAAAGGAAGGACCGATCTCGCGACTGTCTCGCCTCTCCATGTCCTTGTTCGAAAAAAGCGAATGGTTCAACAAGATGGTGTCCGCGAACATCATGGAGTCTCGATACCTGAATGCGGGACAGCCGACCAACACGGCCAAGTTCTTCGCCGACCTTCGAAGCTTCATCGCCAACACGCAGTTCAGCGCGAACGCTCTTTACCGTCCGATGATCTTCAATAGGCAGCAGGTGGAGGGCGTCAAGACGGGCATCCTCAGCAACCCGCTTTGGCGAATGTTCCTGCAGTTCCCGCTGCGAACCGCGACCACGTTCTTCGTCAAGGCTCCTCAGTGGGGCGGCGAGGAGAACTACCTGAAGGGTCTGTTCGTCCATGCTGGACGAGCTCTTGGATACGGGGCCATCGTGAACGAGGTGGCCAGAGGCATGTTCCATGCGGACGTGACTCGAGGTCTGCCCGCCTCCAGCGTGACCGACATCATCGGCGGCAACAAGTTCATGCACTCAGATTCTTGGTATCCGGTGCCTCCGATCCTTCGCATTCCCGTTCAGATGATTCGCGGCGTCATGGGAGATCAGGGGGAGCTGGCTCAGGCCGTGTCCACCTTGGTGCCCGGCGGCGTGGCCGTCAGCCGTGCCTTGTCGGCGGCTCCCCAGCTTCCCATGCTGGGCGGCGGCATCATCCAAAAGAACTACGTAGACTACAAGAACGTCCAGCAGGACGGCACGGTTCCCATCTACAAGCCGGACGGATCTCTCATTGGGTACGACAGCCCCACCAACATCATCCTCAAGGGTCTGGGCGTGGACCTTGGCTCAGGCCAGCAGCAGGGCCAGATCGACGGCTACCTCATCAAGCAGCGTCAGGAGATCATCAACTACAGGCAGGAGTTCCTGCGTCGCATGGCGGGCAACGACATGTCCGGAGCTGAGGCGGTTCGCCGGGAGTTCTCCGCCAAGTACAAGGATCCCACCACCGGGGCCCCCCTCCCATTGACGGTGACGCAGTCTCAGGTCAAGCAATACTTGAGGTCCCGAGACAACATCGGCAGGACGGAGCGAATCCTCGACAGCTTGTCGCCGGACGTCCGCATGCAAATGGCGAATGCGATCGGCGGGACTGTGACCACGGGATCGAATCTCGTCTCCGGCATGACGGCTGGTCAGCGGCAGCGGTACAATCCTGCAGGACGCGATCAGATGGTCGCCGACATCTACAGCAGGGTACAATCGGTCGGTGCCGCAGCGACGGGCGGCTCAAGCCCTGTGGGCCCGGCAGCAACCTCCGTCGATCAAGGACCGTGACATGAAGCCTCCCTCGACAAAGAATCCGTTTCCTCCCGCCAAGGGCGGTTTCAAGCCCAAGGCTTTGACCAAGAAGGGCAAGATCAATCAGTCCGGACGCAAGAAGGACTCGGCCCTCGACAACTTCCTCAAGGGGTAAGTCATGGCGAACTGGATCAAGGGTGCGATCAAGAAGCCCGGTGCCCTGCACAAGCAGCTGGGCGTTCCGAAGGGTCAGAAGATTCCCCCGGCCATGCTGGCCAAGGCCGCACAGTCGGGCGGCAAGCTGGGGAAGCGAGCTCGTCTGGCCCAGACGCTGAAGAAGATGCACTGAGGTGACCCATGGCGATGAGCCCCATTCTGAAGAGCAAGTCCAAGAAGAACGTGAACCTGAGCGTCGGTCGCGGCGAGAAGCTCTCCGTCAAGGAGGGCGGCGGCCTGACTGCGAAGGGCCGTGCCAAGTACAACGCGGCGACGGGCTCCCACCTGCAGGCTCCTCAGCCGGAGGGCGGCCCCCGCAAGAAGTCCTTCTGCGCGAGGAGTCGCAGCTGGAAGGGTGAACGAGGGCTGGCTGCCCGTCGTCGCTGGAAGTGCTAACACTCCAGATCGGTGCGTCCTTCCACCGGCAGGTCCATGTCAGTCGGCGGCACTGGGTCCCCCTCTCATGAGGTCGTCCTGTCCGGCTTGGTAGAGTTCGTGTGCGGACAGCACCATGTTGGTGAACTGGAGCAGTTCCTTGGGAGTGCAGTGGAACTCGACGGATCCGTCGTCGGGCGTGATGACATGCTCGAGTTCCTTGAACTTCAGCTTGGCGTAGCTGATGCCGGACGAGACTGTGATTTCGACTTCGAAGTTGGGGCGGGTGACTCGGACTTCGTATCCTGACATGGTGTGACTCCGGGCGGGGGATCCAAATTCAACTTGATGGCGTGCCTGCGAAGGCGGCCGAGCGCGTCCGAAACGGAGATGAACGGCTCCGCTTCCGGCATGGTGATTCGTGTGTTCACCACCCAGAACATGAAGGACGGGCTGGTCTGGTACTCCGCGCTGAAGGATGCGGAGCGGGCCAACGCCACATTGTTCTTGATGAGACTCTTGACGAGAGAGCGGGTCAGGTAGATCTTGGCCACCGGACACTTCGCGTCTTCTCGCGTGATCGAGATGCTGCCCGTCTCCAGAGCCTTGAAGTCGGCTGGCAGGAAGAGCGGATCTCCCGTCATGTAGATGCCGAGGAGTCCTGGCTTTGACTCCAGTGTTCCGAACAGGCACTTCTGGTAGGAGAGTCCGGGTGCTCGCCACGCCATGGGCACCGGAGGTTTCTGGAAGATCAGGAACAGCGGACTATCGAAATCGTTGCGGCAGTTCTTCGGAGTTCTCGTGTGGCAGAGAGTCGAAATGATCATGAGCTGCTCGCAATAAAAAGGGTCGAATGTCTTGTGGGACGATTCGACCCCAGATGGGAGGGGGACTCCGGTGACACAGTACCACCCTATGGCGGTGCTGTCAATCAGGCGTTGGAGAGATTCGCGATCAGGTATTCCGTACGGTACGGGTTAGCCGGATCACGATCGTTCTGCTTGTAGGCGACGCGGGCGCGGACCATGGTGACGCCGTCGCTGATGCGAGCAGTGGCGGCGGCGACGCTGCCCTGCATGTTGGCCTTGACCTCGCCGAACGGCTTGCCGAGGATCACGGCCACGTGGGTCGTGAAGCGGCTGGCGTTGGCGTTGATGCGGGACACAACGTTGTCGCCCATGTCGGGCTTGATCTCCGCGATCTGGAAGAGGGCACCACGGAAGTCGTACGACTGGCCCTCGCGGTAGTCGGGGTCGTCCTTGCTGATGACGCGGGTGAAGCGACCCCACGCGTTGATGCAGGGGATCTCCATCTGGGCACCGTGCGTGTTCGTGTACTTGAACTTGCCGGGCTTGGTGTCGAGGGCGGAGACGACGAGGTCGTACTCACCGGCCGGAGGCCAGTTGTCGGCGGACTCGGTGGCGTTGTTGAACGCGGTCTGGGTGGCGGCGAAAAGCTGGGCGACGGTGGGATCGAGACTCATAGCACGAAACTCCAACAAAAAGGAAAGTGAGGAAAGAAAAGAAAACGATGTGTGTGGGCGGTACGCCGCCGACGCCTCGGCGGGGCGGCGTACCGACGAACAAGAGGAACAAGAGAGGAATCAGGAACCACGCATGTGGGCCTGACGGGCGGCTTCGTAGGCTTCGGAGACGGTCTTCCAGCCGTCGGCCTTGGGCACTTCGATGGGAGGGAACTGGACACGTCCGCCCGAGACGTCCTTGTAGTAGGCTTCGTTGATGGACAGGAAGACCTTCTGTGCGGTCTCGGTGACTGTCTTCTTGTGGGTGGACGGCGTGCCCCGGATCATGACGGTGGTCTCGACTTCCTTGGTGGAGACGACGTCCTTGCGGTGCATGACGGCCACGAACTCCATGAGCGGATAGATCCGCTTCCACAAACCATCGGAGGCACAGAGCTCCGGGATGATGGTCATGGCGTCCTCGCCCAGCTGGATCTTGGCGTTGACGATGTGGACGGTGAGGATGACTCCGTAGCCTGCTTGGTAGAGATCGTTGATGGACTTGACGATCGTTTCGAAGAGAGCGTCGTAGGCTGCCGGACCGTGCAGCTGCTTGAAGTCGGTGACCTCACCCTTCGCGATGCCCAGCTTGGCGGCATTGCGGACGATCCACGGACGCACGAGATTGAGGAGGGTGGACAGGCTGTCGAAGATGACGAGCTTGGGGCGGGACTTCCGCTCCAACGCCAGCTTCTTGAGGACCTCGATCTTGGACTCGATGGCGTCCCACGTGAGGATGCCGGGGCCCGTGTCGAGGAGACAGCTGCCATCCTCGCCGACCATGGGGAACATGACGGCTCGAGGGGTGGGCGTGACCGTGGACGACTGGTCGATGTTGAAGATGAACGCGTCCTCGCAGGACTGGAGGAGCGTGGACTTGCCGACCTTGGGCATGGAAGCGATGACGGCCCTCACACGGTCGAGCGGTGCGATGCTGTGACCGATGTAGCCGCCGAGCCCCTCATACTTTTGCTGACGAGTCCGGCCGAATGAGAGCGTCTGTTCTTCCATGGTGTCTCCTTATCCGTTGATGGTGATGCCCGGAGGCCCGTCGTTGGCGAAGTCGCCGCTGGTGTAGTGGACGGAGCCGGACATGCCGGGCACGTTCAAGGGGTCACGGATCTCGGGCCCCTGAACGCTGGTGGCTGTGACGGTGGCGGACGTGCCGATGCCGGGGATTTCGATGATCTGGCCGTTGGGCATGCGAGTCCTGACGACCGAGGGTGCGATCATGCGGGGCGAGGGCAGACCGTCGCTGCCGACGGCGGGAGCCGGAGTCGTCATCTCCACGTTCATCACGCCACGGAAGGAGCTCTCCGTCATGGCGGGAGCCTGCTCGGGCATGGGGACGCGGATCAGCGGCTTGTTGCCGAACAGGGCTCCGTAGCCCAGCTGCTCCAGCCAACGCTGCATGCGGTCGTGGCCGGGGTCGCCGCCGAACTTCTCCGCCCACTTCTCGAGGAGGTGGCTGCGGTTGCGGACGCCCTCGTGCAGGATGGCGCGGATGCGGGGAGCGAGGACGGCGTTGAGGATCTCGGTCTCGAACGGCTCGGACCAGTGGATCTTCTTCTTGCGGGTGGTGAGGGTGACGTCGGTGGTGTCGTCTGACATGGGAGGGGGACCTTATTGCCCTTCGAGTTGAACGATGGAGTCGGCGGGCTTCCGAACCATCAGACCTTGAGCGGAGATCACGGCGGGCCAATCGGCGATATCAACGACCGACAGATCCGTGATGTATGAGACGTGCCCGTGATCGTCGGATGCACCGGGATTCACGAGGAAGTTGTCGGGGGACGGAAGCCTCGTCGCCAAGGAATGAAGGTACTTCAATCTTGAATAGTAAGCGTGAAGTCCGTTCTTGTCAAGGACGAGGCTGGCGGGACTGTTGGAAATCAGGACGGGAGATTCAGGTTCCTTCTCCGCGAGATGCGTGTACATTCCGGTGCGGAGATACCAGTCGGAGACGCGACGCACGAAGTTGGAGAGACGGGGCTCGCCCACGTACTCGCGTTCGATGCGGGCCACGCCCTTGTTGGGACCGCGAGAGGGAATGAACTCCTTCTCCTCGAAGTCCCGATCCTCCAGACCGAAGCGGATGCCGGGCTTCTTGATGATGATGTGCTGCATGCCCTGCACGGTGAGCTTGTTTCGCTTCTCCTTGCTGAGCTCGAGCGGGGCCAGCATCTCCTCGATGCGGGGGCTCCGGTCCTCCACGGCGAGACGCATGACGTCGATGTAGAGCTGGGTCTGGAACTCGATGGGGCAGGTGGCGGAGCGGTCCATCGGTGCCTTGCTGGTGGTCTTGTAGTCGACCAGCCACAGGACGTTGTGCTGCTTGTGGTACAGGATCGCGTCGACGCGGATGCCGACCGGGTGCTGGACGAGCGGATGCTTCATCGAGAACTCGAACTCGGTGGCGAGAACGATGTACCGTTCCTTGTTCTGGATGGCCTCCAGCCACGACATCGCGTTGGATGGGAGGGGGACCTTGGCCGACCCATGGAAGAGGGCCCATGCTGAGTAGGCTTCGCGTTCCTCGCGGGCTGCGGTCTTCTCGATGGCGGTGGGCATGTAGCCCGACTCGGTGCAGATGGCGGCCAGCTCGTGCAGGCGTGCGTCGATGAGCTTGCGGTAGGACGCCCACGGATGAGGCGACTGGTTGAGGTGGTGCTCGCAGGCGGTGTGATACCAGCTGCCGAGGGTGAGGCACTGGGACCACGAGATCTTGGGAACCAAGCCCAGTCGCTGGACCACGAAGTAGCCCCACGGATCACGCAAGGCTTGACCGTAATGGGATGAACGGATGGTTGGAGTCTGGGGACGGAGACCCATCTCCTCCAACATGGGAATGGAGGAAAGGTCACGAGGCGTTTTGAAAAGCATGGAGAATCCTTGTGGAAAGGAGAACGGCGGCCGCGCCACGCACGCCGCCGTTCTCCGCACAGGAGGAGAGGAGTCAGGAAGGAATCAGCAACGGAAGTTGCCGCCGATGACGCCCTTGTTGACGGTCATGCTGGCGGCGGTGTCAACGAGGACGATGACTCGGCGAACGCCCTTGAGCAAGATCGAAGCCGGGGCGGAGCGAGAAATGCCGGTAGCCGAAAGAGTGGCGGGGCCGTTGACAAAAGACATGGGCTGAATATCAGCTGAGTCGCCGACCGTGATCTTGGTCGAACCGGAACCACCTGCGACGGTGGTCAGGGGGACCCAATCATTCGTGGACAGAATGTCGAGGCTGGAGCCCAAAGCCTTGAGCGGGTGAGCGG